TCCTCCTCCTGCAGCACCTCCGTATAGAACATCTTGTTCAGATGCGCTGAGAAACTCTTCTTGTGGTCCCGGATTTGGCTTAAAGATAACTGGGCTACCATCCACAAGGTCGCCAACTGCTCCCGGCAGATTCTCAAGGTCTCCTCTATCAACGACTCTAGTCTTTTCACCTTTTAAGGCCTCTTCTACTTTGCCAGCTTTTTCGGTTAAGTTGCGAACCTTCCGCTTCTCGTTGTTGGTCTTTGTCTGTTGTTTTGCAACCCGCGCCTTTGCATTGCGGAGTTTTGCTTGGACGGAACGTCGTGCCCGCTCCCGGTCGCTCATCTTATATTGGGCGGTGGGCTGATTCGGGTCTTTCTTTGGTCGGCCCCGTCCACGGGGTTTGTCCAAGGTCGCCGGGTCAGGGGGGACTAGGACACGTTTGCGGGGTTTACCCATCAATCACTACTTCTTTTTTCGGAGGGAGAAGGACAACCCCGTGAACCGCCGATACATTGTGGTTCATCGTCTCTTGTTTGCCGAGACCTACCCGATTCAAGATAGATTCGGCTGCTTTCATGCGTAAATCGTCCCCTCGTTCGATATCCACGGCATCTACGAGGCTAACCAGCTTGTTCGCGGCTTTGAGGCTCTGTCCCGCCAACACGGTTTTGGTCCGTTCGATGATTTCGTCGGCCAACCGGTCCTTCAGCCACGCAATCGACCCTTCAGAGTACCCGGCAACCTGTGCGGCTGCGGTCAAATTGCCCCCGTTGTCGAACAGGGCGTCCAAAAAGGCCTCTTGCTTCTCGGTTAGGGCGGGTTTTCGGTTGTTTTGCTGGGGTAGGAGGTTCATGTCTGGGTTAATTCCTTGCATTTATACCTGTAGGTTGCCGGGACCGGGAACATCCGGGCAACCCCGGCAGCCATTTCGTGGATACGAGCCTCACATTCGGGCAACGTGGCGTACGGACCACGTGTGTCGTCGAACCGAACGCACTCAGTCGGAGTGCTTAGGGCACACACGAGTAGGATAGCCGCGAACATGGAAGGGAATCTCCTTTGTAACTCTGTAGTTTAAGGATAGTTACCCGTCCTGTCAACCTAAAAAGGTACAAAAATTAAAAAAAGGTTGACAACTTGCAAATCTGACTGTATACTGGCGTTAAGCCTGCCGGGGGTAAACCCCATACCCAATCCCAACCCAACCAAGACCCGCGTTTCCCCCCTAAAGGGTTCGCGGGTTTTCTCGTTGGTCCCCACGGCTACCTGTGGGTTCCCCTACGTGTTGCCGGGAATACCATATAGGTAACCTAAAAACCCAAAAAATATGTCGGGATTGCATAGCAAATGTCATGGGGGTGGGGTGGCCCTTGCGTGCCCGCGCACGGCCCGATTTTTATCTCAATTTGTCACCTCGCCGAAGTGGTCGAGGCTTCCCAAGGGTAACCAACCCCGGCAACCAGTCCCGGCAACCACACATGCAAGCCCGCCCGCGCACCCGCGCGTAACTGATTTGTCATGCTCGTTTATTAAAAGAAGGGCCGTCGGTCCGGGATATGATAGCTATTCCCACCACCCCGGAGCCGGGAAAACCCCAAGGGATACAACCCGATGCCCGAATATTCCCGACGCCGGACATAAAAAAAGCCCCCGCCACTAGGGACGAGGGCAAGTCTTCGGAGGAAATGGGTTCGCGGCTACTCGTTCCGCTCGATGGTAAATTCGAAGTTGGCAAGGCTGCGCGGGCTGCCGTTGGATATCCAAGTATCGATGCCGCAAGATTCGAGAAGGGTGTCGAGGGCGTCCATCTGGGTCCGGATACCGGAAACCAAGGTGCGGATGGCGCGGGCCTCTCGTTCGGTCACCACAACGGTATCCTGCGCTTGTGAAACGGTCAGTTCTTTTTGAAGGGTGGTTTTCATCGGTTCGGTTCCTTTCATGAAGGTTGTTAAAGGACGGGCCAACCCGGCCCGCCCCGATGTTATGCCACAGGTTACCCGGCCTTGGCAAGCCGGTAAGCTACGCGGTATCCCCGCTTGCCGACAAGCCCGTTGACCTTGCGGGTCTCGAAGACGTACCCGTGCTTTTTGAGGTCATTCAAATACTGAACAACCGTAGACCGGCGCAAGTCCGCCAACCCGGCAATGGTTGGGGCGGCATAGAACCGCGAACCGGACAACAGGTCGCGAACCCGCAAGTGGCCCGCCGATAGCTTCACGGGTTGCCGGGAAGAAGGTGCCGCGCTGCCGACGGGTTCGCCGTGCATGTCGGTCTGGGCGGCTGCCAAGCCGGAAACGAGCGGCTCCCCGTGGTCATTCCAAGCCGCAGCCAAGCGTTCGCGAACCCGTGCCCGTTCATCGGCACGAACCGCCGCTTCGATTTCGTTGGTGAGGCTGGCAAGCTTCACGATGAGGTCTGCAGGGATTTTAGAAGTTTCGTTAGCCATTGGTTTGTTCCTTTCGTTGGCTGATAGTGGTCTATGCGATGAAGAAAGCATAGATGAGAAGACAAAGAAGAACAACGGTAATTGTTCTGTAGATGACATAGAGGGCTTCCACTAGTTGGTTGCCCCCGCCAGTTCGCGGCTGGCCAGTTCGGTCCATGCCGGGGTGTCGATGATGGCCCGGACATCATTCTGCCGCTTGCGTTCGACCATGTGAGGCTTGGCCCCGTCCCGTCCGGTCTTGTAGGTCTTGCCGTCGTCGGTCGTCCACTCGGTGTCCAAGTGGGTTGACCAGTGGGTGAGGGCGTTATAGGCCGCCCACATGGTCCGACCGAGGTTCGGAACCTCTTCGTCGTACCGGTGCAACAGGTAACCAAGCAACCGCTCGTTCACCGGCTTCCCGTGGCCTTCGAGGTTCGCGGCTCCCGGCTTGGCGCAGATGGTATCAGCCAACAGGTTTGCAAACTGGTCACGGGTCAGGGGTTGGCGGCTCCACAGGTTCATGGTGTCCCCGTCGTTTTCCCAAAATTCCAAGCCCATCGTGGCCTTGCCGACAAGGGCTTCTGGGGACAGGTTCCGGGTGTGTTTGCGCTTCTGGTGGTAGGCCTTTTCCCCGCCAAAAACCAAGGTGTTCCGGCACAGGTCACGATAAGCCCCGCTGAAAATCTGGAAAGCCCAAGACATATCGACAGAGTTAAAGATATCCATGCGGCAAACAACTCGGTCGGTCCGGTCCCCGATGGTCCGGTCGAGGTCGTTGAACATGACGGTTCGATGCGCCCGCAACCCGCCGTCGAAGAGCCGGTCGGTCACGGTCACGTTGTCAATAGGAAGCTGGCTTTCTCCAAGCTGCCCGGCTTGCATGGCGAAGAGTTCATCGTGGGGGACAAGCTTGTAAGAATCGGCAACTGGCCTCGTCTGCAACAGTTCCCCGGTGGCCTCGTTTACAAGGGCCGAGAAACCTTCCAGCCGCTGGTTGTCCAGCAGCGCGTATTCCCTGCCGTCTTCGTCCCGGTCGTACTGGGGCACGACGGCCTCGACGTTTACCTTGCGAATCCGGCACAGGTCCGAATAGAGCGACAGGTCGTCGATGTTCTTGTGCTGGTATTCCATGCCCCCGGCAACGTGACGGGGCTGGTTGTCTGGTATCAAATCGAACATGGGTTCGGTTCCTTTCGTTGGTTGCTGGCGTCGGTGCCAGTTCGGGAATCATGCCACCGCCGGAAAATGTACGCAACAAAAAAAGAGACGGGACCGCCCGCTGCCGGCCCGGCCCCGCCGTCGATGGCCGCCGCCCCGCGACTCGCGGCGACCGCTGCCCGCCCCGTTCCCAGTCCCCACATAGACCCGGCGACCTGATAGAACAGGCGGACTCCGAAAAGTTAGCGTGGCCTTTTTGTCATGGCCACCAGCCCCGCAAGATAGCCGCGCTGAAAATCGCTGTCTGGCGGGTCGTAGTGAAACGTGATGATGGCCGACTCTATGCAGTAGATATCGCCCGCCTGTACGTCTTGCCGGGATGCGCGGAACCCGTGGAAATATTCAGATGAAAAAACCATTGCGTGGCCTTTTTGTCATCAGTGGGTTGCGAACAAAACTTGCATCTGCGGTGCCGACCAGCAAAGCGCACAAGTCGCGCAGGATTTGGTGCCGCCGGTTTGTTCTGGACAAACAAAAGATTTCCCGCGAACCGGGTCTTCGGTGTCCAAGCTATTCGCAGAAAAAGATTCCTCCGGGGCATTCGAGAACCGAACCGAAAAGCGTTCCCCATAGAATTCAC